AACTCTCGAAAAACTGGCTCGACAAAGTGCTGAATGAGAATGTCCTGAACCATTTTCCACTGGTCACGATCCTCAAGAGTGCCTTGCCTGATCGATGAATATGAGACACCTTCCAGATTGTTGGCCAAGGATGTGTAACTCACACCCAGACCTGAAGCGATACCGCGCAGAACTGCCTTTTCAAACTCAGCAAATGCACCTGTCGGATGGGTAGGATCAAACTGTTTAAAGTCCACGCCCTCTGGCAATTGGTGGAAAGTCCCAGGATCGGCTTGCATGATTGGCACGTTGTCAATCTTGTCGTCAGCCGTGAAACCATCACCCTGTGGAGAGGTGAAAAAACCCATCTTAGATGCACCAACCCGAGCCGCCACCAACTCGGCCTCTCGATAGCCATTAAGCATTTTGAGGCTGGTTAAAACTGGAGCCATCCAAGGCACACCTCGGGTCTGTTGCGCTCGCTCACCAATAAAGCAGTGAATGATCCTGTCAGCAGGGACTCGAATCCTTGGCTCAGAGAATGTCTGGCTGTATGCGTCAAAAGGATGTCGAGTCAGCAAGTGATAAGCAACTGGTCTGCCAAACTGATCGAGTTCCACACTCATGCGGATTCGATTTCCATTTGGGAGGTTGTCGTTATAGTTCTCGTCCAAATAATCTGGCTCAAGAAACTCAAGGGCAAAATCAAACTTGTTTGGATAGCGCACCTTGCGACACAAAACCTCGCCATCACGCACCAGAGACTCGACAAAGAATCTCTGAGCATCAACCCATGAGTATTTGCCATCAACAGTGCAGACACCTAATCTTGACCACTGAGCAAAAGCATTCTCGATCTGATCGTTGCCAATGTTATCCATTGAGCCATTGTCGTTTCTGGCTTTGATCTGGACAGTCACACCGCGCTCACCGACCACATTTGATTTGGCCAGATTGATGAATCGCTTGGCATATTCATTGTTTCGCGTTAAATCCCGAGAGCGATCCCGCAAGATTCTTATGGCTGGTCTGATTTCCTCGTCAGCAGACTTGGAGGATGAAATGAAGTCACTGAATAAGCGTCCAACATTCGCACCCGCATAACTGCGCTTTTTCAGAGGTTTCTTTCTGGAAAAGATGTCCATAATTCCCATTATCCGAACCTCACTTGAATTGTTGAACCAGTCGGTTTGCCTTTGGCAATATTCTCAGCAATCAATTCTTTTTGACGCTCACGCTTGTAATAATCCCGAGCGTCTGTCAATTCTCTGAATGACATCTTTGAAAGACTGCGACCAGCAATTGAGTAACTTGAAACATCCGAGTCAGCCCGACCAGACAAAATGCTTTCGATCTTGCCAATCATTATTTGAGCATGAGTCCGCAAATCAGCAGAGGTCAGATTCAAGTCTGCGACAATTTCCCAATAACCTTTGTCCACAGTGACCCGAGCCGAGTCAGAGTTGCGCTCGATGTCCGCTTGCCAGACATAACTTCCCTTGATGAAAGCCGCGCTTGTTGCGTTGGTTATGGTGGCCAGATAAGCAGTCCCACTGGTTGTCGCAGTGATATTGATCTCATCGTTTCCACCGCCCTGAATTCGGGCTGTATATTTGAGAGTGTAAAGTGATGGAGGGTAATCATCCCCAAGATCGGTGCGTTTCCATTGGAAAAAACTACCAATCACAATGTTTTCAGGCTCAGTCGTTGGAGCGTTGCTTGAGTCGAAAAGGTTAGCCATCGGCCCCCCTAGTTTTACGGAATATAGCGCATTTTAACGCCAACCATTAACAAATGACGATTGTGGCTTTGCTCGACTGGTGGGTTTGGTTGTTTTAACCACCTCAGTCGCCTGTTTCCGCAATTCTGCCCTTTTTGCTAATGATGCCAGATTAACATTCAAAAGGGAAAGTGCTGCCATTGCATACACCCGAACATCGAGTGCTTCGTTTCGAGTCCGAGTCTTCACAAACTCACGCCTTGCAAAGCCTTTGTGATAGCGAGTTGCTATTTTCTCAGCCGTTAACTGTTTGAAATATTCATCCTCTCGCCCGACAGGGAAGTGGCAATATCCCGCGCCAGCCTCCTGAATCTTGAATCGAGAGAATAAAAGCAGTTTGACAGTATCCACACCCACTGGAAATAACTTGATCTTTCCGATATTGTTCTTTGAAGGCTTGCCAACAATGGGTTTTCCCTCACCGCCAACACCCTTGATCGCAAATATGCGCTTTCCTTCTCTTGGGTGAACATATTTGTAAACTGCTTGAGTATTGTGGCCACCAGAGTCAATGCAAGTCGCTCTGACAATCATTTCCTCGCCAGACTCATGCTCATAAGTCTGAGCCAAGAATTCATCGAGGTCTTTCCAAATATGGGGTGCTGAAGGGTCGCCATAGAAGGTTTTGTAAGCAATAGACCAAGATTCCTCGTCAAGACCCCATCCGACCACCTCGGCCTCCAGTCGATCATCCTGAACGTCAACTCCAGCAGTCAAAAGCAAAACATCATCGGGAATTGCGTCCCAATCCTCAGCCCTGTTTGACAGTGAGTAGTCATCGACTTGCTCACCCTCCTCCTCCCAAGACTCTCCAAGATAAGTATTAACCCAGACTCTTAGAGTTGCTGGTTGTTTCTTGGCCTCAAGGAAATCTTGAACTCCCTCAGCCAATGGACTCCAAGGAGAGTAAAGTGCAGACAAGTGAAACCCTGCCACCTTGCCTGTTGGCTTGCTTGCAATCCAGCGACCTTTTTTGATTGCCCTTGCTCTTTGAGCATCATCCCAAAGTGAGCCACATTCCTCGCAAACATATTTCGCTGTCTCAGGCTTGTCAGTTTCCCACTTGACCTGACCCCATTTCAGGGTTTGCTCATGTTGGCAGTCTGGACAACAGATGTGAAATCTTCTCTGATCGCTTTCTTCATAAGCCGCCTCGATGCGACTTGCACCTTTGTTGGTCGGAGTGGAGACAAGCAAGATTTTTCGATTCCAAAAGGTTGTTGCCCTTTTTTTGGCCAAAGACACTGGATCACCTTCTGAGCCAGCCGAGACAGGATAGCGATCAACCTCGTCACAGAAAACCACCCTCACTGGCCTCGATGCCAGACTCGATGGAGAGTTTGCACCGCAAGCAGTCACATGGCCACCAGCAAAGACTTTGTGCAGTGTCGTGTTGCCAGAGTCTCTCGATCTCGGGTCTTTGACCAAGCCAGCCAGAATGGGTGTGTCTCTCAGCATTGGTGCAAGTCGGTCTTTGCTCCAAGTCTGAGCCATATCGAGAGTCGGCTGCACCACCAACATGGGGCTTGGGTCTTGAGAGATAAAGAATCCAACCGCATTATTTAGAATCTCAGTCTTACCCACCTGAGCCGAGGACATCATCACCACAGTCTCAATGCTGTGGTCAGATAGCGCATTCATCACGCCTCTTTGGTATTCAGCGCGAGAGGTGTTCCAGTTCCCCGCCTCAGCCGAGGACTCTGGACTCAGTTTTCGATATTCATCAGCCCAATCCGAGATTGTGAGTTTAGTTGGTGGCTTCAGTCGATTCCAAATCTGCTTCTGAATCGCCTTCTGCAAACTCTCCCTCTGGATTGCTCTGACCGATTCCTCTAATTTCATTCAATGCCTCGTTTATTGAGTCCTCTAATATGGACTTTATTTCCTGAACATTCTCTGCTGTGTATATTTGCGCTGCACACTTACTAGGGATTGAGATCATTTTCGCCCTGAAGTTGGTTAATTGCTCACCAAAATCCTGAGCGACCTTATCAATCTCAACCAAAACCCCTTGCTCTTTCATCAATTCAAGTTCAGCCAGTCCAGCCTCAGCCGCCATTTTTCTCCGCTTGGCTTCCTCTAAATCAATTGCGTCCTGATTGCCAATCAGATTCTCAACCTTCTTTTTTTCCATCCAAGCGACCACATCGCCTGTGATGAACTGTGAACCAAGTCTGCCCCTTCCACGCTTTAAAACAGGGAAGTCGTGAAGGTTTTGCATATCAGTGATCCACTTCTCAGAGCGGCCAATGATCTCAGCAAGTTGCGTTTTGTTAACTATCAATTGTCATCCTTTGCCATGAAAACCGACAGTGTTAAATTCTGTCACTAGGCGAAAGTCGTGGCGCGAATTACCCTTAAGGCACAAACTTGTCACAGTACCTTGGTAGGGGTCTGCCTTCAACCAAGAAAATCTTTTAACCTTTGTACTCATATTCTTTGTTCAATCTAGTCTTTTTTGTATGACAGTTGGAGCAAAGCAGTTGAAAGTTCTGATCTCTATCTTGATCTCTTATTACATTTAATGCCGTCTCTCCCTTGGTTGTTATTCCTGTCGATCTCCTGAGCAATGGCTTAATATGATCGAACTCAAGCACATCATGGTCGTCAATCAAACAGACAGAACATTGGCCACCCATCAACTTAATTGCTTGAAGTCTTAATCCTTGTCGATATTCTTTATCTTTTTGTTTCTTAAGCAATTGCTCATTAGTTAGTCCATCTGTTTGTTTGCTTATGTTTGCAGTTTTTGCAATCTGTTTTGCAATAGCAAGTCTTTGATTTGCCATTGATTGCTTCTTTATATATTCCTTACCCTCATCTGTATCAATCCATTTATCTTTGTTTTTGACTAAGTTGAATGATGTTATTGAATCGATCTTTATAGACAAAGGAATCATTGCAGTTGGTATCAGTATTTCATTTTGCACTGGCCATTGCCCTTTGTAAGTTCATCAGGAACTTTGCTTGGAAGCCATCAGTTCTGGAGAACACCACGCCCTCAGCGAATGTCCCCATTGGGTATTTCGGCTTATATCCTGCCTTGCCTGTGTACTTAGCGACCATCCTAATCCTTTCACCGCCATCCTTTGACTTGCGTCCGTACCTCTCCCAGATTCCCTCGTATTGCTCGCCAGTCCTGCCTTTAGGGATTCCCTTAAAGAACTTGCCTTTGTCGTCAATCATCTGTTTAAGCGTCCCTCTTGGGATGTTGCCGTATGAGTTCAGCTTAGATTGTTTAGTTGAGACAAGGATTGCCCTGCGCTTAGGGAATCGAGTCCCGCCATCCACCATGAACTTCATGTACTCAGCGCGAACAGGGTCAATGAATACTGTGGCAATGAGATCACGCTTGCTTGAGCGTTTGTACCTGAAACCCTTTTGGGTGAATGGTGTCGCGCCACCCTCGAATGTCTCTCTGGTCTTTTGGGGTAATACCTTTTGACTTAGATTGAATGCAAGATCGTTGAGGGTCTTGCTGGCAGCAAAGGGAATCTGGTCTTTCTTGACCACATTCAGATAACGTGTTGCTTTGTCCACATCGATCTTTACATTGATCTGCATAGTTTCTCCAAAAAAAGAGAGGGAATAACCCCTCTCAAAAACCAAATGGCAACTTGGTGAGGATCATTGTGATCGGTCATTACTCGCCTGTCAAAGGGATTGGGACATTGTGTGGCCACAGTTGAAACTTAATCAACTGCATCACAGTGCGTCTGTGGGCTTTGAGCCATAGGGATTGTCTGGCTTCCTTGGTCAAGTCCTTGCCTTGGTCAATGGCCATGTGACAAGCATGACAGAGGCTGGCAATCAGATTGTCGTCAGCCTTGATTGATCTGCCCTTACCGCCTCCCCAGTTGGAGTGAGTCTTC